AGCACGGGTCTGGCTGATGCACGTCTGATAGCTACAAAAGGCAACCCAGACATTCATCAGTTTGTTCATGTCATAAATAAAGTAACGCGCTTTTCGGCGCAATGGAACCGCGTGGATTTTGATGGCGCACCCGAGTTTGGACAGCGCGTATCGCTAACGGTGCCCACAATTGGTGAACTTATAAACGGCATTATGATTGTTGTAAAGATGCCGGATATTTACACCCCGCAACTTGCCGCTATAGAAGCCGCCGGTGGCACCAGCCTGGAAAATCAGGGCAATTTCTTAGGTCCGCTTTTCGGCTGGACAAACAGCCTAGGGCACGCGCTTATACAGCAGATTGAACTGGAAATTGGCGGTCAGATTGTGGAGACGTTTGACAGCCGGCTTCTAGAAATACTCGACGAGTTGAACGAGACGTTAGAGTCCGCCGGCGCGAAGAACGCTATGATTAAGCGCACCCCCTACGGCTACACAAATACGACATACCTCACCCCCACACCGACCACCGTCTACGTGCCGATACCGTTCTGGTTTTCGAAGCCAGGCATTCATTCGCACGCGCTACCCCTACAAGCATTAGCAAACGACGACGTGCGCATTCACGTCACATTCCGCCCTGTGAACCAGTTGGCGTATACGACGGCGCGCGCCAACCCGCTGACGGTGGGGCAGCCACCGTTAACCCCCTGCCAAGCACCTAATCAACCTATGTTAGAAATAACAGGATCCCAGTTTTGGCAAAAGGGGTGTCCAGGGCAAAGCGGTCCGGTATATACGATGAATTCCTCGATGGGAACGGAGCCGGTGCCAGGTTGTGTTATTCAAGGCATTCAAATGCCTCTACGATTTACACCGATTGACGCCTACGCAATGATTGAGTATATTTCGTTAGAAGAGTATGAGGCGATTGCGTTTCGCACGGCGGAATTAACGTATCAAGTGGAGCAGCACTTTGCTATTCCGATGGAGCAAACATTAGGTCAAACGGAGTTTCACCTAGATATTCCATATGCTAATCCGACAAAGGAGCTGATGTGGGTATTACAGCGACCCGAGGCGACAAACTATAATGCGTTTTTTTTGTTTACACGGGATTTGTATCCGGTGACAGTATCACAGCCGGTGGGCGGACCGCCACCGCCGCCCAATCCGACCACTATTCCGTGGTGGCCAGATGCGATCCTGCTGCCAAGTCGAGAAAACGACTGGCAAGTCCAGCCTGGATTTCAGAGTTCCTATTCGGAGCCGCTCAAGGGTGCCGCGCTACATTACAATTCGTATGAGCGCTTTGTCCACGAAGGTGGCAGCTTCTTTCGATCGGTTGTTCCGTCGCAGTATTTTGTGAAGTCGGCAGCTATTAATCGCTATATTTACGCCTATGCGTTTGGGCAAAAGAATGATAGGCTGGAGTATGAACCGAAAGGAACGGCAAATTGGGATAAGATACAGCGCAAGGAGCTCTATCTTACACTTAATAACTCACGCGGTGGGGGACCCCCGCCGAACCTCAACGTTTACGCGTATATTACAATTTGGAATATTTTCAAAGTCTACGGTGGTCGCGGTGGTATGTTATTCAGTAACTAAACCTATATATTATAAAAAAATTGAGATTAAATCTTATTTCTTCTCAATCTGTAAAATGTATATCGGATATGCAATTAGTATGATGACTGCCTTTAGTATGTTTGGCTATAGGCAGTCTGATGAAGATTCTTGGGTACGCTACAATACGCTAAGGGACCATCTCAAGAAGCACGATCTAGACCTCTACTTTTACGACAAGGGCGTCTATATTCTAGGTAAAAATGTGGAGGAGTTTCACGCGGGCAATGATATTCACTACACCGTCAACGAGGCGTTTGAAGTTATGATTACATATAAGCAGACAGTTACGCGAAATCTTCTGCTAGCCGGCGCTAAATTATACGAATTTGATATCGAGGTAATGGAGGGGACGCCGACGCGGGTCTACAATCCGCCGCCGTATGTAATCACCTAGGTAGGCGGGAGGGCGCGGGTCCAGCAATCCAGCGGTAGGGACCCTCGCCCTGCACAATAACGTTCGATTTTACAGGTTCGACAACCAACGGTAAGCGTTTACCGAAAACGTGCCAGTGAAATTTTCCGCTTTCGCCATAGACTGTAAATTCATTGTTAGAAATACAGGACGCATTGAGCAAACGTGGGGTTCCATTGTAAATTGGTGTGATTTGAACCGTGAAGTCGGTGGCTAATGTATCAACGTAATCAGGTAGAGTAATAGTTATACTTGTTTTGTTTGGATCAATCTCACCAATGCCACGGTAGTAGACACCGCTTTCGGGTCCTTCCAAGCAGGCGTGGACAAGGTATTTACTTTCATCTTTAGGATGGTCAATCACGAAACTTTTTACGTTATAGGACACTAAACCAGATGCAATGTCGTATGTGAGTGCGTATGAGCCTGTAGGACCTGTAACGCCCTGTAATGCTATACCGCCCGCTGATGGAGATAGTAGCAGATTATTTTGATTATTAATACTTATAGTAGCGGTTGTTGTATCTGAAACATTTCCTCCTAAAAAAGAAATTATAAAAATGCCTCCTGATCCATTTCCACCAGCACCTGGACTGGCGCCACCACCAGATCCAGAATTTGCAACTGCGTTTAAATTACCTAATCCTCCTCCGTATATAGTGCCTCCAGCAGATCCTCCTGCTGTTGCAACGTAAACCCATGTACTGCCACTACCACCACATCCATATCCTGAGGATCCGGTTCCTGATGCAGGATATACTTGTCCATTTCCAGCCGTTGGCGATGTAGTACCAGACTGAATGCCACCACCACCACCAGATGGTCCACTTTGATCTCCACTAGAACCATTACCTCCTGCATATCCTTGATTTCCTATAGATGTTCCTCCTGATCCTGCTGGACTAAAATAATATTGTCCACCACCTCCACCGCAGCCTCCATTTTGTCCAGTCATCTTTGTTACATTTGGTGCACTATTTAATTGTTGTGATGGGGCACCTGCACCGCCTCCATAAGCAGTAACTGATACACCTGGACCAATAAATGTTGTATTGCCACCATTAAATCCACAACCGACTCCGGTACCAGATCCTGTCGAAGCAGACGTACCACCAGATCCTCCTGCTCCTACTACTATGGTATAGGTTTTTCCAGGTGAAAGTGTGCCATTTGTGCCTATCTGATAATACTGCGTATTTAGAGAGTATGTTACACTATTTGTCTGTAAACCACCACCACCACCGCCACCACCAGCGCCACCCTCTGTGCTTGTGGCGCCACCACCACCTCCACCCACTGCAAAATATTCAATAGCCGTACTTGATTGTGCGAATATATATCCTGGTGTTATAGCAGTACCCGAGTATGTATATACATAGTATCGTCGGTTTGTTGTTGCATTATAGAATGTTGTTGTATATCCAGTTGCAGAAAAAGGAGCTGTATCAGGGGTTGTAAAAACAGCAGATGTAATTTTAGTTATATCATTGTAATTGATATTCAAATCGCCAACCATAGTGATTCCTCCCGCATTTAGCGTAGTTACAGTAGTTATGTTAGCCACATTATCATATACAAGATTGTCGCTTCCGCCAGGAACGCCGTTGTTATTATATATAATTTGTGTATTGGCTCCTCCAAGAGGACCTGTAGCACCTGTGTAGCCTGTGGCACCAGTGGCGCCGGTGTAGCCTGTGGCACCAGTGGCGCCGGTGTAGCCTGTGGCACCAGTGGCGCCGGTGTAGCCTGTGGCACCCGTGGCACCTGTATAACCCGTTGCACCTGCGGCGCCTGCGGCGCCCGTGGCACCCGTATAACCCGTTGCCCCTGCGGCGCCTGCGGCACCAGTATAACCCGTTGCCCCTGCGGCGCCTGCGGCACCCGTGGCACCCGTATAACCCGTTGCCCCTGCGGCGCCTGCGGCACCCGTAGCACCCGTGTAGCCTGTGGCACCTGTGGCACCCGTGTAGCCTGTGGCACCCGTGGCGCCGGTGTAGCCTGTAGATCCAGTGGCGCCGGTGTAGCCTGTGGCACCCGTAGCACCCGTGTAGCCTGTGGCACCCGTGGCACCCGTGTAGCCTGTGGCGCCCGTGGCACCCGTGTAGCCTGT